AATTGGTTCAGTAACCGCTTGGTCATCATCCACACCAAATCAAATAACAATGTCAAGCTCAATTGCGACATCATTACAAATTGGTGATGAATTGCAATTTGGACCAGATACATCTTATACTCGATATACTATTGGACAAATTAATCAAATTGACGCTACAAATTATTTAATTATATTTACTGCTTCATTAGTTGGTGTATCAACAGGATCAACTGTTTATCAATATTATTTTGCATCAGATACTAATTCATCTCAAGTAACAGGATTATTGGATGAATCAACTGGTAATGTTCAAGATGTTACTGGTTATATGGACATTTATCTTTACAAAAATGGATCAAATCAACCAGTAAATACTACTCAATCTGCAATTTCTGTTATGCAGTCATCTGGTCTTGTATATACATGGGATTCAAGTAAATTAATGAGTAATTGTGCATTTGCAATTGTTCATCTTAAATATAACTCAAGTTTAAATTTAACCGGTTTAGCACAAACAAGATTTCAGATTATTAATTCAAGATCATCACCGGGTGATTGTTTCCTAGATTTTTTAACAAGCACTCGTTATGGTGCGGCAGTTCCAGTTGCTCAAATTGATACAAATTCATTAATTGCTTTAAATACTTATTCTAATGGTGTATTTACATTTACTGGATTTGATAGCGTTATTTATACACAATCAAGATTTCAATTTAATGGAACATTAGATTCAACTGTTAAAGTTCTGGATAATCTTCAAAACATGGCTTCATGTTGTGATTGTTTAGTTAAATACAATGAAATTTTAGGTCTTTGGGGTGTTGTAGTTCAAACACCAGTTTATATACCAGTTATGGATATTAATAATAGCAATATTATTTCATCTATTAGTGTTACACCAATTGATCTTACTAATACATTTAATGTAGCTCAATGCCAATATCCAGATGGATCAAATCAAAATTCATTTGCATCAGTTACATTTAATTTAGCAATTATTGATCCTAGTTTATTATTTCCAAACGAGCCAGTTAATCAACAAACAATTAATCTTTATTTAACTAATAATAATGTAACTGTTCAATACCTTGCTAATCGTTTTTTAAAATCATGTCGTGAAGATTTGCAAGTTCAGCTTGATCTTAATTATGTAGGTATTCAATTAGAAGCTGGAGATATAGTAACTGTTACTAATGTTAATTATGGATGGGCGGCTAAATTATTTAGAATATCTAAAGTTATTGAAAAATTTGGCGCAAATGGACAAGTAACTGCAACTTTAACTTTAATGGAATATAATCCAGCAGTTTATGATGATGTAAATATTACTCAATTTACACCAGCTCCAAATTCTGGTCTTGGTAATCCATCTTCATTTAGTGCATTATCAGCACCAACAATTGTTTCATCTCAACCAACTGCGGTTAATCCTTCATTTGGTGTAAGCGTTACAACACCAACAACAGGCATTGTTCAATATGCTGAAATATGGTATTCAGCTTATTCAACGCCTACTGCAAGTCAATATATATTTGCTGGCACAACTTCTATTCAACCGGCTGGAAATCCATTTACCGCTGGAGCGGCAATTCCTACAGTTACATTGACTGGTATTCCTTCTGGTAATTGGTATTTCTTTAGCAGAATGGTAAATAGTCTTGCCAAGAGTGCATATAGTCCAGCTTCAACTGTATTTAATTGGCGACCAACTACATTTCAATATACTCAAAAATATTTATCTGTAGCCTATGCTGATGATACATCTGGAACTAATTTTAGCTTACATCCAGTAGGCAGACTTTATTATGGACTTGCTAATCAAGCAACAAATGTTCCTAGCACAACGCCATCTGATTACACTTGGTATTTAGCTAATCCTACTTTTGGAACTGGAACAGGCGGATTACCACTTAAATATTTAGCTTATATTAATCGAACAGGAAGATTATTTAGTTTTGCAACTGATTCTGCTGGTTATGCGGCTGGAACTGCTCAATTTGTGCCTACTACATCAAGTCTTTATGATTTTACATTATGGTCTGCATTACCTGATGGAACAAATATTATTGACTTGGATCAAAGAACAGGACAAACGATTGCCACAGGCACAACATCTACTGGTGCGGGTGAAGTATCTGTTATTAATACTACCGATGGTCAAGTAGTTGCGGCACTTCAACAATTCCTAGATTTTGGTGGACCATCAACATTTACTGCTTCAACAGTTGCATCTTTAACTATTGATATTTATGGTCGAGTTGTAGGATTTACTCAAATTGATGAATTTTTTATGACTATAAGTCAATTTGTGGCTACTGCAAGTCAAACTGTTTTTTCAGTAACAAGAGATTCAACTTATATTCAAGGTCAATGTTTAGTATTTGAAAATGGTATTTTATTACAAGAATCTGATTATACAGATACAGGCGGATCAACAGGAACAGTTACTTTATCCACAGGAGCAACTTTAGGCGATAATATTACTATTATTTCAATGAGAGCTATATCAAGTGCAATATTTTATGATAATACTCATATTACTGTAGGATCAATTGCTTCTAATGTAGTTACTTGGAATATTGCTTCAATGCCTTATAACGCTATTAATATTGGCGATCAATTAGCATTTGCTAATACAGGAAGCCCAACCCTTTATACAGTTACAGGCGTTAATTATACAACTGCTCAAATAACATTTAGTTCTGCGGTAACTGGTGTTTCTGCTGGTGCGCCAATTTATACTTATAGAGCCGCATCATCAAGCTATCCAGTATTTACTCGATATAGTCAAACAGTAACCAATGCATCATCCTATACGCCTACTTTATGGAACTTTGATTCTGGCTATGAATTACCATTTATTAATGGTTCAGCTATGAACGCTTATGATTATAATTTAGCTGGCAATACTTATTATTCAACACCTGATCTTATGAATGGAACTTTAGATATTATTCAATTTACTGGAAATAATGTAACTACACCTACAGGAAACTATACAAATGTGGTAGCATATACAGTTATAGGACAATTGAGTTATACATTTACATCAATTGCCAACGCATTTAATTTATTTATGAATGGTGCTTTATTGGTAAATGGAACTGATTATACTTCTACCACAAGTAACTATAATCTAACCAATTATCCAACTAATAACACAACAGTTTTACAACAACAAACATTTGCTCGCTATGGAGCGGCATAAGGGGAAAAAATGTCAAATGCATTTAATTTAAGTCAATTAGCAAATAATGTTAATACATCAGGGCAAGTTGCTAATACTGGACTTCAAAATAATTCGGTTACAGTTTCGGCTGGAACAGGATTATCTGGTGGTGGTGCAGTAGCATTAGGTGGCACAACTACATTAACTAATGCTGGTGTAACTTCAATTGCGGCAGGCACAGGCATTTCAGTATCAGGTTCAACTGGCGCAGTTACAGTTTCAGCATCAAGTAGTGGCGGTGGTCAGGTTAAATCCCAATTATTTACTGCACCCGGAACATTTACTACTCCAGCTAACTGCACATCAGTAAAAGTTTTAGTTGTTGGCGGTGGCGGTTCAGGAACGAATTCTGGTGCTGGTGGTCAGCCTTCAGGTGGTTCATCATCATTTAGCACATTAGTTTCTGCAACAGGTGGTAGTGGTGGTCCGGGTAGTCCGGGTAATAGTCAAGGCTCTAACGGATCAGGAACAGTTTCAACAGGAACTGCATTATTTACAGGAACTGCGGGTAGCCTTTCTTTTAGTCAAAAATCATTTATGCAAGGAGTTTTTGTTGGTGGAGTGGCTTCTCAAAATAGTCCTGGTCCACAACCGGGCATAGCTTATACAATAGGTGGCGGACAAGCCGCTGGTGGTGGTGGTTGCCCCCAAACTAATCTTACTCCTACTACAACCGGAAGTGCAGGTGGCGCAGGTGGAATGGCTTTAGCAATATGTCCGGTTACCGCATCAACTGGTTATCCAATAACTGTTGGATCAGGCGGACCTTCACCTTTTGCTACCGCTGGTTATAGTGGTGCAGTTTATTTAGAATATATTGGATAATAAAGGAAAATAAATATGTCAAAAAATGCTTTAATAAGCCCAAATGAAATTTCTATTAAATATATTTCAGGATGGACAACAGATACTCCATCTCAACCTATTTATACACAAATAGAAAATTCATGTAGGGTTGCTCAAGTTGAACCTAATGGTGAAACTTTTGAAGTTGCATTACCTTTATTTTGGACACCATGTGCTGATGATGTAGTTGCAGATTTTTTTTATTATAATACAAATGATAAAGAAATTTACCCTGTGCCATCACCCGCACCATATCCCAATGTATAATTTTTAAAAAAAGGATAATATATGACAATACAAGAATTTAAAGATAATGGATATGTTCATCTTAAAAATGTATTAGATGAACAATCATGTAAAAATTTAACTCAATATTTAAAAGATTTAGTTAATAAACAACAAACAATTAATGATCCGCAATGCCCGCTTTCTGAAGCGGTGCATGGTGCGGAACAGTTTGATTTACTTCTTGAAGCATTAGTTCCTTATTTTGAAGAAAAATCAGGACTTAAACTTTATCCTACTTATTCTTATGCGCGACTTTATAATAAACAAGGTGAGGAATTAAAAAATCATAGAGATAGACCTGCTTGTGAAATATCAGCAACACTTACATTAGGCTTTGAAGGCGATGTATGGTCTATTTATATGGGCGATAATGAAGACAAATCTAATAGCACAAAAATTGATATGGCTATTGGTGATGCAGTTATTTATAAAGGTTGTGATAAATATCATTGGCGAGAACCTTATTTTGAAGGTCAATGGCAAGCTCAAGTATTTCTTCATTATGTTGATGCTAATGGTCATTATGCTGAATGGAAATATGATAAAAGAAAGTCATTAAATATTAATAATCCAACTCAAAAAATACAATCAGAAATGGATTTAGATATTGCTTATACCATTCCAAATAGTTTATCTGCTGGATTTTGTGATAAACTTATTGAGGAATATACAAAAGATGAATTTGAGAAAGTTCAACCTTTTATTGGCAATGGAAATGATCCTGAAAAAAATATTAATCTTGATATTAGAAATGTATTAAGATTGCCACTTCCAATGAATCAAGGTGTTGGAGCAACTCTTACTTCAATTGGATTAAATCTTAATTACGAAAAATGGAAATTTAATATTACTCATTCAAATCAAGCTGAATTTTTAATGTATGATGTAAATGGAAAATATGAAGCTCATGTTGATACATTTCACCAACATAGTAATGAAACAAGAAAACTTACTGCATTAGCTATTCTTAATGATGATTTTGAAGGTGGTAAATTTTTTATTCAAAATGGACATGAAAAAATATACCCAAAGCAAAATAAAGGTGATGTTATAGTATTTCCATCATTTATGGTTCATGGAGTAGAACCTGTAACAAAAGGACAAAGATTTACAGTAGTTACATGGTTAGTTGGTCCATATTTTAAATAATAGTTATCTTATATATACTTTGTCAATTTAATATAAATTAAAAATATGAATGAATTATTTATCAATGAATCATTTATAAAAAATTTATCTATTTGTGATGATTTAATAGATTATTATAAAAATTCAAATAAAAAAACAAAAGGTGCTATATCATATTTAAAATCAACTAAAATTGATGAAAATTGTAAAAAATCAACAGATGTTGTTATTGATTATGAAAATGCAATTAAATCAGATGTTATTAAAAATTATCTTATTGAATTGCAAAATATATTAAATTTATATATTGATAAATATAAATTTAGTAAAAATAATTCTTCTTTTGCTTTAAAAGAAAATTTTAATATTCAACATTATAAACCTAATGAAGGATTTTTTTCTTGGCATTGTGAAAGAGGTTGTTCTAATGAGCCATATTCATCAAGACATTTAGTTTGGATGACATATCTTAATGATGTTGAAGATGCCGGTGAAACAGAATTTTATTATCAAAAACTTAAAATAAAACCTGAAAAAGGAAAAACTGTTATATTTCCTGCTGATTGGACACATACTCACAGGGGCATTGTTTCAAAAACTCAAGAAAAATATATAATAACCGGATGGTTTAATTATATAAATGAGGTATAATAATTAAAAAATAAGATAAGACCATTCCGAGTTCTGTAAGCATATAGGCTCGATTATTACCTAGTGAGGAAAAAATGGCTATCTTTAATAAAAATACCCTACAACAAGTGTCGGGCTTTGATAATGAAATCATTGCTGGCGAACTTGTTTATAACCAAAAAACTTTTTGGAATTTAGCATTTGCAACTGCTGGAACTCCAGTTGATTTAACTGGCGTAACTATAGATGCACAAATTGTAAGACGAGCAGTAACTAACATTCAAGATACTCGTTATGGTCTTACATTTGATATTGCAGATTATTCCGATCCACAACCTAGCCCAGTTTCACTTACAATTACAAACCGAAATAATGCGGCTGGAACATTTACATTAGTCATTGATGAATCAGCTTGGGATGTTATTTCAAGCGATCCAGAACTTGATATTAATGCTCAAGACTGCGTAGGATTTTCTGGTCGAATTAAAATTAGCTTTCCAGCAACTGGATCAAATCCAGCACAAGATTCAATTATCTTTTTACTATTCTTGGTTCGTTCTGATGGCGTGGTAAATTAATCATGGCTACATTGTCGATTACACAAGGTGCTACGACAGACATAGCCGTAACTGTCAATCAAA